GTATTGTTGAATCCGATCCACTGCGGCTATTCTCGATTCCGGTTGTGGGAAGCGGAGGGGGAAATCGGCAAGAACGATAAGGGATTAAAAGTCGGTACCAGATCATTGACTACGATTCGTGAAATCCCGATTCCGAAAATCACCACAAAGCAAAAGATTCGGTTCGCTATTCTCTGTGCAATGGCGGTTTATAAGGATCAGACGTGGACAGATTGGGCAAATAACTGGTTATCCGGTAAAGATCGTTCGGCGGCGACGGCGGCGGTGGCGGCGACGGCGGCGGTGGCGGAGGCGGCGGCGAGGGCGGCGACGGCGGCGAGGGCGGCGAGGGCGGCGGAGACGGCGGCGAGGGCGGCGAGGGCGGCGGAGGCGGCGGCGAGGGCGGCGACGGTGGCGGCGGCGGCGGCGTATGGGGCGGGGGCGGCGGAGGCGGAGGCGGCGGCGGTGGTGGCGGCGGAGGCGGCGGCGAGTAAGACCTTAGACCTTATTGCAATTGCTCATAAAGCAGTTGACGACGGATGATTGTTGGTGTATACTAATGGAGTTTGCTCCGGTTCGAGACAGTCCCTTTACCTTACCAAAGGGAGCATCTAGAAGAGCTCGAACCGGAGCAATTACGCGGTGACGGTATTTAGACCGATGCTAGGTGCAAATCCTGGCCACCGCTTTGCAACTAGAACAAGCTAAAGAATTCGACGGCCAATTCGCCGCCGATAGGTTCGACCCGCGATTCACGACCGATAAACCCGGACCATTGCGTGTAAACGCTCTCGGTCTTTGCGTGGAGATTTACACATGGCTGAACCGTCAAACTACCCTGCCTCCCCACTTGAGACAGATGATGCCCGCCCTGGCGGAAGTACTCCGCCGCGAGGCTCCCGATTGCCTGACAGCGATAGCCACCCGGCCCCCTCCACTTACCGTACACGCATCATCGACGCCATCACGGGCATTGCCTTGCGATCCGATATCGACACCCATACTAAAGGTCTCTTGACCTCTTATGTGCGGTATGTGTCGCCTTCGCAGGTTAGGGCCGGCCCCGGCGATTTTCCGGTTACGGTTCGGCAGCATCCGACGCATGATGATGCGGCGGCCTTGGCGGGCCGCTGGTCGGATGTCCTGTGCTATCACGTTGGTGCCGCTATCCTGGATTATTACAAACTGTATCTTGATGATGTTCCGGCTGGCGTCCATGCCCGCTTGGAGAAGCGGGTTGAATTACTGGAATCTATTCGGCATAGCGGGCCGGCCCAACATCCCCGCACGGGTAATGACCGGCGTGGTTGGCGTCTGTGTACACTATTGGAGTCGGAAGACTTCAATCAGGTAGAGGAGGCCAAATTCGACCGCAATCATCGCGTTGGCGACGGTCTCATTGCCTTGGCCCCGGATGACGATCTCACGGTGGATTGATGCTTCTCCCCCCTCCCCCTTCACCATTCCGCACGGCTGTGGTTCATGGGGAATCGCCGCTCGGATACACTGAGCATTATACCGGCTTCGGGTATCCAATGCCCCTGGCCGGTCCCCAAGTGCCGGGCTGGCGGGCCGTCCTGGCGAAGTGTCATTATCCTCGTCCGGTTGTTGTAATCGACTTCGAGACCTACTTCGACCCTGATTATTGCATGGGCGACAAGGCGGGGGCACTGTCCACGATTGAATACGTCACAGACAAGCGATTCGAGATACTCGGTTGCGGGTTCACCCTGATCCGACAGCCGTTTGAGGATCATCGCACCAATACCTATTTTGACGTTGGCTTGCAAGCAGTAGTTGAGCGGATTGATTGGCTGAGGGGACAATACGGCCGGCATTTTGAAGGATGCACAGTCCTGATTCAGAATGCCTCGTTTGACGCGACAATCCTGGCTCGCCATTTCAGTCTTTACCCGCCCCATGTTATCGATCTTCTGGGTTTGAGCCGACACCAGAATGCCCGCCGGAAGAATGACCTCGCCCACATTTGCAAATATCTGGGCTTGAGGGACAAAGGCGATACCTCGCAATTCTCTGGCATGACATTCCGCGAGCGGCATACGCCGGTAAAACGGGTACGCGGCAAGCTACAAATGCCTCGGCGTCGGCCCTTGGCGACGGGGGAACAGATTGCCGCCCTATGTGAATACGGCCGGAATGACTGTCTGCGGGAATGGGAGGGTTTCACAATCCTCCTCCCCCAACTGACAAACCCTGCCGTTGAACTTCAATGGATCCAGCACTCACTGGAGATATTCACTAAGCCGGAGCTTCGCGTTGATTACACCCTTGGCCATAGCTTGAAGGAACAGATGTGGGCCGCGATGACTGCCACAATTCCAGAGGGGATGACGGCGGAGGAACTACGCGGCGACACTGTTTTTGGGGGCGAGCTTTGCAAGGCGTTGGAGGAGGCGGGAGATATTCCCGCTCGGTATTATAAGCCCGGTAAGAAGGGTTATTTGCTCGCCATCGCCGCTGATGATCCTGAGCGGGAATTATTGGAGAATCATAAGTCGGATCGGGTGCGGGGGCTGATGGCCGGCCGGATCGCCTGTGATTCCTGGCCCGGCCACATCAAGCGGATAGAGAAGATCGCCGCACAATGCAAGGCCGGCGGCGATAAACTACCCGTGCCGTTGCGATACTACGCGGCCCATACCGGCCGGTCGGGCGGCACGGAGAAGATCAATCTCGCCAATCTTGGCAGTAAAGCCCACCCGCTCATTACGGCGGTCCGTGGCATGCTGATCCCCGATATCGGTAAGACCCTGGTGATTACCGATGCTTCGGCCATTGAAGCTCGCGGGCTGGCCTGGATCGCCGGTCAAGACGATCTTATTACGAAGTTCAAGAACGGAGAGGAGATTTACTGTGGATTCGCGGAAAAGGTGCTTGGATACCGCGTGCGCAAACCGAATAAGAATGGAAGCATCCCAGTTATTGAACAACGCATGGGGTGGGCTAGAAACAGCGTTGGAAAAGTGGGTATTCTTGGATGCGGCTACGGAATGGGTGCAGAGAGGGCAGTCGGATATGCTGATGGAGCAATCGACTTGCCGCTTGCCGAACAACTCGTTTATACTTATCGCAATGAGAACAAAGCAATTGTTAAGTTATGGGGGGACGTTGAGAGAGCTTTTGTATATACTGCCCGATACCGCCAAGCTTGCGAGCTACCCCGTGGATTGGCTTTCATCCCTCGTGGCAATGATGGCGTCTCGATCCAACTCCCGAATGGGCGCCGGCTTCATTATGATTCGGTCCGACTCGCCGCCAATAAATTCGGCCGGGGCGCTGACCGCATATCCATCTTCAACAACATGAAGCACGTCTGGGAATTCTCGTGGGGTGGTTCGCTAGTGGAGAACATTGTCCAAGGGTTCTGCCGAGATATTCTGGTGGAGGCAATTCTACGATTGGAACGGAGAGGCTATCATACCGTTCTCCACAATTACGACGAATGTGTGCTTCACGTCCCGATTGCCGACGCCAACAAAGCACTTGCCGCGAGCATCGAGGAGTTAAGCCGCGAACCAGCATGGGCGCCGGGCATCCCTCTGGCAGCGGAAGGGCAGATCGCAGAGAGGTACTGCAAATGAAAATTTACATGGGTATTGATCCTGGCTTTACTGGCGCCATCGCCACCGTCACCCACCATAATGCGTGGTGCTGGGATATGCCGTTGGCGGAAGGGAGTAAGCGGACCGAGATTGATTTCCTTATGCTGTCTAACATTATGCGCTGGAGTGGGGTTGGAGAAGAAGGGGTTGCCGGCCTGGAATGGAACACGACTCGGCCGGATAACGAGCCGGAACGCGCCTATCGTTTCGGTCTGCAAACTGGCGCCCTGGCGATGGGATTAACCGTGACTGGCATTCCTTGGCAAAAGGTTAGCCCGCAAGCCTGGAAGAACCATTATAACATCCAAGGCAAGGAAAAAGACCCACATAGCGTCGGCGCTCAAGAAGCATGGCGCGGGCTGAACTACCCGGAGCATGATCTTATCTATGGGCCGAAGGGCGGAATTCTTGACGGCCGGCTTGACGCCTTGCTGATTGCGGTGTACATTATCCGACAGTATGAGCCGATCCAACCCTTGGCTGTGGTTCGTGGGGAATCGCCGCTCGGATACACTGACGACGTCGACGGCCAGGATCGCGGCGGGCATGGCAGTTTGGCGGCAATGAAAGCCGTCCTCACGTCTGGCCCACGGGGGCGTCCGGGCGGTCGGAACTTACCGAGGATTTAAGCATGCCCCAATACCGATTATCCGCCACCAGCATCGCGGCGTTCAAGACGTGCCCCGTCAAGTTCCGGCTCGGCTTCATTGAGGGACTGAAACCCGACAAGGATACCGAATCTCAACGGATGGGTACGAATTGGCACAAGCTTCATGAGCTTGCCGGCGCGGTAAAGGGCGATGAGGCTGCAAAGATTGACGCGGTTATTGCGCATCTGAACGAAGCCTATCGCACTCCCCCCATCAGCGTCACTCCCTTCGATTGGGCGGTCGAGCGCGAGGTTCTCTTGCAATCCTTCATCGGTTATTTGTGGCGATGGACTAACGATCCGGTTGAAATCCTGGCCAGCGAAATCCCGTTTGAACTTCCCCTCATGTCGCCGAAGGTCAATCTGCCTTTGCCGACTTCCGATGTGGTCCGCGTCGGCAAGATCGACCACATTGTTCGATGGCAGGGCGCCGTCTGCAATCTTGAGCGTAAATCAACATCACGCTCGATTACATCCGACTCGGATTACTGGGATAAGGCCAAGAAGGATACACAAGTATCCATGTATGCGCTGGCATTCAAGGACATGCCGCGATTATATGATCGCGGTTTTCCTAATACATATACATTAGCCGAGCTATGGAGCCGAGTCGGGGACCGGGATATTGATTCGATTCCGTGGTTTGACAAGTCGGAACGCATTGGCAATACCCTGTATGACGTATGGCACAAGCCGACCATCAAACCCTCCGCAATTACCCAGGCTGAGACCGCGGAATTCATCAAGACCGATATGTACTGCGGTCGTAAGTTCACAGTAACTTGCGTGGAGAAGGTCGGCAGCGGCGAGATCGCGGCGACTGTGGACGGCGAGCCGGTGACAATTGAAATGGGCAAGCGCGGGTATGCCTTCCGCGAGACCTCGGCCATGTTCGGCGCCCGGCTCCTGCAAGACATCCAAGTTCGTCCCGACTTCTATTACCAGCGGCGCGAAATCGTTCGCACGGAGGCGGAACTTGAGGCGTTCAAGCACCAACTGTTCGCCGTCTATCAGGCGCAAAAGACGTTTGAGCGGTCGGGTTGCTGGTTTGAAAATGAACAACAATGTCGGGCAACCTTTCCTTGCCCGTTTATTCCCATTTGCTATGGGAGTGGTTCTGAGGTAGTATGTGATGGTAAGACCGTGCCTGCTGGTTTTAGACGACATCACGTTGATGTCACCGTTAACGGCCGGGAGATTGAATAATGCTTCACACGTTTATATCTTGCGCCGTAATCGGATTTGGGACTGGTGTCGGTGTCCTTGGCGCCATCATAATTGCGGCGACTTTGAATTATATCGTAGACTCGTATGCGCGTATGCTTAATCGGAGAGCCACCAAATGAACGCCAATCGAAAGACACAATCGGAACTTGCCGACGCGGACCACATCGGAAGTCGGCAAGCCCCTGGGCGGCGCGAAGAGCTAATTCGGCGGCGTATGCGGCGGTGGCGGAGGCGGCGGGACGCTAGCCTTGATGCTGACGAAGCCCTGGTTGCGGAACAACGCTCCCAGGAGCCGCAACCAGGGGATGATCCTGACTTTGCCCGGCGCTTGGAGGCAGGCTCGGCCATGTTATCTGATGAGGATGATTTGACCGACGATGAATTGTAGGGTATACTAACCAAACCAAGGAGTTGAACAATGCCCCCACCCCCGGCTCGAAAGCCCCCGATGCCCGCAGGAATCAGTAAACCACCCCCTCCACCAGTGGCCGGCCACACCCCGGCTGCGTTTACGATGGATCCGGTGGACACTACTGGCATCGGCAAGACCATCGTTTTGTATGGTAAGTCGGGTGTGGGCAAGACCACGTTGGCCAGCATGGCACCCGGCGCCCGCTTCATCCCTCTGGACGACGGTAGTAAGGACATCCTCCATCCGAAGACCGGCGCCAAGCTGATCGGCCTGAAGCGGCAGGACAAGCTCGCGCTCACCTTCCAAGATGTGCGGGATGCTTTGCATAATCCAGATCTCTGGCCGGCTGGATCAACGTGTGTAATCGACACCGGCACGAAGCTAGAGACAATTGCCGAGAAATACGTCTTTGAGAACGTACCCGGCCCGGCGTCATGCCCGAAGTGCAAGAACATTGAGGACTACGGATACGGTAAAGGGTATAAGCATCTGCTGGATGCTATGCGGATGATTCTTGGCGACCTGGACCGTCTCAAATCTACCGGCGTCAATATCATCATTCTGGCACAGCTTGCACAGGCGACGGTGAGCAATCTTGCGGGCTTGGACTACTTGGAAGACGGGCCGAAGTTCTCTAACGCCAAAGCCTACCCCGTTCGTACAGAAGTTGTCGAGTGGGCCGACCACGTGTTACGCCTGGGGCATGGAGATGTGTCGGTGGCGACGGCGAGCAAGGAGGCGAAGCGTGGCAAGGCGTCCGGCTCAACGGATCGGATCATCTATACTCAGCCAGAGGTTTACTACCTCGCCAAGAGCCGGCCCATCAATGGCAAGCATCTGCCACCCCTCATCAGTTTCGATGCCCCAGACAATGATTCGCTCTGGGACATGGTCTTCAATGGCAATATACCGGAGGCATAATGCTTCAACCGCGTAACACCCTGGTCGTCGTCGAGTTGATTGAGAAGCAAGAGGATGTGGTCGGCAAGGTCGTCATCCCCAACAACAACGACATGTATACCCATGCAACGGTCGTCGCCATCGGTCCCGGCAACGTGTCCGCGGCTGGCGCCCGTAGCGAGACCTTCGATCTTGCGGTTGGCCAAACCGTGCTGGTCAAGCACAAAGAGGGTCGTGCCGTGGGTGGGGGCCGGGTTGCCTTATCCGATCTTGGCGTCGAGTACCGGGAGGATGGGAAGCGTTACAAGATTTTCGAGCAAACTTCCATCCTGGGCATTGTTGCCGAACCAGTGAAGTTCCCCGATCTGCCCCCCAGAATTGACCGATCTGGAACGTGTAAGTATCTCTTATAGTTATCCGAAAGCGGTGGCGAACGGGCGAAGACCTTGCGTGGATTCTTATCGTCGGCACCGTCTTCGGCGATGACAATGATACATTCAATTACTAGGAGAACAACATGGCTGAGATTGATCGCGTCGGTAGTTACATCTTTGAGATCGTCGGCTCCGGGTTCGGAACCACGGTCAAGGGATATCCTCAATGGATTCTGAGTGTTAAGGCACTCAAGTTCTGGGCAAACTCCCCTGACCTCTTGACGTATTACAAACTAGATGCCCCGGCCTGGGTTGATTGGGATCAGGAACAACAAGGCGTCGGCTACCTCTGTCTGTTCAATTCCGCCGACAATTACGATGCCAATACCGCCCTTCTGAACGCCAAGCAGGCCCAGGTCGCGGTTGGCTGGGACGGCTCATCTTTTGACCCGTTCGCGGATGGCACATTCATCGGCAAGCGAATTCTTGGCCGTATCGAGGAGCATACATACAACGAAAAGACGACTCTCCGTCTTAACTGGATTGATGCCCCCGACGCCAATCCCGAACGCCAGATCAAGAGCCTGGACGCGCCAGCTATCAAGGCACTCAACAGCAAGCTGAAATTCGGCGCTCCTCCGAAGGCGGTCGGCGCTTCGGCGCCTGTCAAGGCGCCCCCTGTGCCTGCGGCCCCGGTGGCGGCATCCGCCGCCCCGGCGCCCGCCGCTCCGCCGCAAGCCAAGCCTGGGCGTCCGCCGAAGAATAAGGCCGCGGCGGCGGTTGCTGCCGCTGCAACCCCGCCGGCACCAGCCGCCCCCCCTACTGAGTTTGCCACTGAGGCTGCGGCCTGGGAATACGCGGCCCCCAAGAAGCCGGATACCACGACTGACGCGGAATTCGCCGATGCGTGGCTATCATCCCGCGGCGAGGTTGCCGGCGACCGAGATGAGGCGGCGCTGACGCCGGCTGATTGGGCTAAGGTCGTCGCCATCACATTCAAGGATTTGGCGATCACGGCCTAATCTCATGGCGGCATTTGCAGGCGCTATGCTTCCTCCTCATAAAATATAGGAAGCAAGTGGTGATGGGCTAAGGATAAGTCACTGGCCGATTAAAGCCGGAGATGCGGGTTCAAGGCCCGTTCACCACACTACACCAATGGCAATTGACTTTGCAAGGCTATCCGACAAGTTCCGCGGCAATGCGGTTTGGGGAATCGCGGAGCATTTAGCTAACCGGCTCAATGTATCCGTCGATTCCTTGGACCGACTTGGCCTTGGATACGTTCCAATTATTGAACTTAGTAAGGGACCGAACTACGGTGGATTTTTTTGCTTTCCTCAACGCGATGCAGATGGCCTTATCACTGGCATCAGTCTTAGGGGCCGTGATGATTTTAAGTGTATGTATCCTGGCTCAAAGCTGGGCCTATTTTACGAAGTCAATCCGGAGCATCGTCAGGGAGTCAACACCAACTATGACCCCGGACCCCAAAACTGGGTTAGAGCCGACAGCGATCACATCTGCCCCGTCTGCAATCAAGGAAAAGGATGTCTGATATCCACCCCTGACTGCGGCCTTCCGGCCGCGGCAATCTGTGTCAGAGTGAAAGAGGGCGCGAGCCGGCCCATGCTGAACGGCTACTTGCATCATCTTGATGGTCAAGACACTGCCGACCAGACCGCTTCCCCGCTCCCCCCATCCGAAGGTAGCGTCCTCATTGTGGAAGGCGCCAGCGATGTAGCCGCGGCGATGGATATGGGCTTTGTTGCGGTCGGTAGGCCCAGCGCCCAAGGCGGTATCCAGCTTCTCCCCGACCTAATACGGGGCCGGCAGTGCATCATCATTGGGGAGAACGACCAGAAGAAGGATGGAAAATGTCCCGGCCGGGAGGGGATGTATGCAACTTTTGACGGCATCAAGCGCGCCGCCAAGGGTGTTCGCATGGTCATGCCCCCACCTGAAATCAAAGACCTTCGGGCATGGCGGGCCAAGCACAGACTTACTAAGGAACAATTCCTTGAATACGTCGCCGCGAAGGGCATGGATCAAATCGACAATGCGGTTTTGCCTGACGATATGCCGACAACTATTGCGCGACGATTCCTCGCGGATTTGCACCGGCTGGGTGGCCGGCTTACGTTACGTCGTTGGGGCGGTGAGTGGTATATTTACAACGGCACCTGCTACGAACGCCTCGATAACGAACGATTCCTCGCACCGATGTATCAATGGGCTTACGGCAAGCTCGTGGCGGTGCCGACAGACAAGGGCCAGAACTTCATTCCTCTCAAGATGAAAACCCGCCTCCGAGGCGACGTGGCCGAGGCTGCTATTTCCGAAACCCTGGTGCCAGAGAAGGTGCTGCCCGTGTGGATCAATAACACTAATGGTGACAGTATTAAGGATTTAATCGTCTTCAAAAATGGGGTGTTGAATGCCCGTAAGTTTCTCGCCGGCGTCATCGAATCAGTTAGTTTTGCGGAACCGACACCAGACTTCTTTACTGTGTCGTCGCTCCCTCATCTATTCGACTCCACCGCTAAAGCCCCCAAATGGGAATGGTTTCTTAACTCAACTCTTGGCGATGATCCAGACAAAGTGGCGCTCTTGCAGGAATGGTTTGGTTACTGTCTGGTGCCGGATACGAGCCTGCAAAAAATGATGTTCTTCCGCGGCCCTCCGAGCGCCGGCAAAGGCACGATCCTGGCGGTACTGCGATGGATGATCGGCGACGATCAGAGTGCCGTCGCCACCTTTGACGGATTGGCCGGCCCGTTCGGTCTCGCGCCCCTGGTTAATAAACTCGTCTGCGTCCTGGGCGACGTGCAGACCCCCAAGGGTGCCGACGCAAATCGTGGGCTTGAAGTTCTCCTGGGCCTTACCGGAGAGGATAGCGTCACAATCAATCGTAAGAACGTCGCGCAAATCCCCCTCCACGATTTATACTGCCGGATAACGATGGCGGCAAATAGGTTCATCGACGTGCCAGACCACGCCGGGGCTATGGCTCGGCGACTCAACATCATCGACTTCACACGATCCTTTAAGGATAGCCCAGACACGACGCTTCGTGACTCCCTGCGTGATGAGATTCCGGGGATCATCATCTGGTCCCTAGCCGGCTTGAAGCGAATACGTCACACGAAAAAATTTACAACCCCTCGTACCAGCCGACTTGCTTTAGATGAATGGAGACTGTATACTTCTCCAATCGCCGGCTTCCTTGAAGAATGCTGCCGGCCAGACCCGGAGGAACGTGAGAGTCAGGTTGAGCTATTCGATTGCTGGGTTAAGTGGTCTGAGGAGCGGCGCATATCGCCCATGCCCAGCCCGCGGTTTTATGAGGGTGTGCGATTTGCGGCGCCTTACACGACGGCCATTACCGAGGAATCAGCGGGTCGGATTACGAAGTATTTTGACGGACTGCGGTTACGATCCAAAGTGGCGAAACAATTTCTTGGGAGACCAGAACGATGAATGAGACCTTCACTACCGGCGCTCAACGGGATCAACAGGGCGACAAGTTGCGATATGATCTGATGTCCCCCTTGGCGGCGAAGCGGATCGCCAGGGTGTTCGCCGACGGCGCCAAGCGCTATGGGGATCGTAATTGGGAGAAGGGTATGCCTTTTACCCGCGTCCTCGCGTCGGCACTTCGGCACCTGCACGCCTACCGGCTTGGCGATAAGGGCGAGGACCATCTCGCCCAACTCGCGTGGAACGTGGAGGCGCTTCTGCATTATGAGGAGGCAATTAAGGGCGGCACCTTGCCAGCGGACCTGAATGATCTGCCGAGGTACGACAATCTTGCGGGGTATGGTGGATTCATTGCCGACTCCGCCCCGCAGAAGGAGGACACCGTATACCTCGCCGGCCCGATGCGGGGCGTCGCTGATTTCAATTTTCCAGTCTTTGACAAAACTCGTGATTGCCTGACAGAGATGGGCTGGAATGTGATATCGCCGGCCGATATGGATCGGGCCGATCCTGATGATGTTGAGGATCAGGCGAAGTTTGCCGCCCGCGATACGAAGGCAATCATTGAGAAGTGCGGCGCCATCGCATTGCTCCCAGGTTGGGAGCGCAGCGAGGGCGCTACCGCGGAATTCTTCCTGGCGCGATGGTTGGGGTTGAAGATTATCAGTATATGGACTGATGAAGATGGCGCGATGGAAATGCGCATTAGTGATGCTGATGAACGGGCGGCTGCGTATCGCATACTAGGGCGTTAACCCATGCGTAATCTCATCATCGGCGATCTACATAATCCCTGGACGCATCCCGGCTACTTGCCGTTTTGCCGTGATCTATATTCGCGCCACAAATGTGACAATGTGATCTTCATCGGTGATGTTGTTGACTGGCACGCAATCTCATTCCACCCCAGGAACCCCGATGCGCCCGGCCCAAAAGACGAGTATACGCGGACGAAGGAACGGGTTCAAGAGTGGTATAAGGCGTTCCCGAAGGCCAAAGTCTGTATCGGGAACCACGATGAGCGTGTGGTCCGGCTTGCCGGTACAGTCAATATCCCGGAGGATTTTCTCAAAACGTACTCGGAAATGTGGGAAACTCCTAGCTGGACCTGGGATCGTTCCTTCATCGCCGATGATGTATATTACTTTCACGGCACAGGAACGGGCGGAGTGCATCCCGCGTTTACGTCGATGTGCAAGCAGCTGATGAGTGTAGTGCAGGGGCATATACACTCCGCGTCGGGCATCAA